TACTTGTGCAAGTTACAATATTTTCAAACACATTGTTTATACCTGTTGTTGTTACACTATTTGTTGTACCTCTAATTGCACCATTTAAGGTTACACTTTCTGTTAAAGTCGTTACTAAGTCTGCCATTATTTCTTTGTTTTTGTAAATTTATATATTGAGAATCCTATTGCTATTAGTAAAGATACAGTCGTTAGCACCTCATTAACTGATGCTAAAGATATACCTATTGCTCCTGCATTTGCCATTCCCACTTGTATCGTATCTTGTATTGTATCTTTCATTATATTTTTATTATTAATTGTCATATCCTACTTCAATTCCTACTTTAAAAAATGATGTTGCTGCTAAACTGCATTTTACCATAGCAAACAACACATCACCTGCAGCTAAAGAGCTTTCAGGAGTTAAATTTCTTGTTACTACTACTTTATCATTGCTTGATAATCCTGTAATACTTAACTCATTTAAAAGTGTAGGTGTTACAGGGTCTTGTATTCCAGAAACAAAAGTTACCTTGCATAATGCTACAGTAACTACAGAAGCTGTAGTAGAATTTGCTAATAAATATATGCTCTTTAAAGTACAAGCATTATTTATTACTATTGATTTTACTTTAAAAAAATCACCTACATCTAAAGTTGCATTACCAACAGTAGATGCACCATAACCTTGATTGTATTCGTTTGGTGATTGACCATCAGTCATGTTAGCACCATAATAATAATTTGAATTAGATGCTGTTACATAACCTTGTATGTCAAAAGATTCTGTTTTTATTTGATTCTTTTTTAACCATAGCAAACTACCATCTGTATTGTTAGTTCCACTACCTATAGTTTTACTAAGTAATGTGTCATTAGTAGCAGACTCAAAACCTTTTGGGTTGTGTCTGTTTACATCAGTTAAATTTTTGTGTTCGTTAGCTGCCATGTTTATTTACAAAATTATTAAATAATATGTCAAGTATATTTTTTTCTTTATCTATTTGTTCTAGCTTTCTAATAGCCCAATTAATTCCACTCGTACCTCCCCAACAGTCCCACATTAGACCTCCACAGCCCTCATCATAAGGTACGTCTTTGTGTTGTTGGTGTCTTTTAAATGATGCCATTCTAGCTATAGTATCTCTTGATAAACTTTCTCTGTTTGCTAATTGCCTAGCTCTTTTTTTACCTACATCAGTACCACAAGAACCCCAACCATTTTCATCTACCCACTTTAAAGCTCTTTTTGCATTGTTAGTTGCAGACTGTGGATAGTCATTGTATGTCTTTGCATAATAGTCTTTATTAGCAGTTTCACACGATTCTTTAGAGTCATACTGACACTTGCCAGTTTCTCCAAATTTCCACAATCCATTTTCACATTCGTAACAAGGCATATCTCTAAATTTTAACAGTCATCACATGGACAGAAATCTCTCCAACTATTGTAGTTATACGTTCTTGGTCTTGAGTATATGCTGTCATACATAATTATACCATGATTCTTGTAAGCATATCCTCTTGCAGGTCTATCAGACTCATATGTAGGGTATAAACCATTTTGGTCAGAATCTTCCATATAGTCAATCATGTCTTTTAAGTATATCTCTGCTTTTCTATATGTGTCTTGCTTATATGCATTAAGCTCTGAAGGGTCTACTATAGTAGCAAACTCATCTACATTGTGTACAATACCCATACTACTACTATTACTTTGCACCTCATTTATAACTTCAAACCTTACAAACCAACATAAAGTTCTAGTCATAAAATCATCCATAAGTGTCTGATTAGCAGTAGTTAAAGTGCCATTGTTGTGTTGTGTCTTTAGCTCTTCATAAAACTTTTTACCAATAGCAGGTTTTATGTGTGCTAATTCTGTAAGCAAAATAGTATTGTCAGATATTAGTGCAGGGTCTGTGTTAGCATTTGTAAAACTGTTACTAATAACTTCTCCTGCAGATACTAAAGGTATGTATTGATTTACGTTTGCCATTTTTATTCTTCGTTTTGTGATTCAACTTCTGTTACTTGTAATTCACTCTCACTATCTCCAATACCATCTTGGTCATCATCTCTTGTTACAATAATTTGCTCTCTATCAGTTAAGAACATATTACCCTCTTCTAACATAGGAAAGTCCTCATCTAACATTTTTCTTTGCTCATTTATTGTAAGTATCTTAGTAGGGTCTAATTGAGTTGCAAATGATACTGGTGGCTCGTACTGTATTAATAAGTCTTCTCTTGCAAAACCCATCTCTTTTAAAAGTATATCTTTTATACCATCTAATAATAAATCTGATGTGTCTTTAATTACAGTTGTCATTGCCATGTCATATGCAATTCTAATCTCACTACCTGTGTTGTTCATCTTACCAGAACTTACAATACCAGATAAAGCAGGTTGCCATCTGTGTGCTGTAATTATGTTTTGGTCAGTAATTTTTTGTAAGTCTAACCAACTACCATCTTGGTCATCTTTTATTATAGAAACATTTGCAGGTGAAGTATCGCCATTCTTTACAATAAACATAATCTTGCCATTATTACCTTCACCAACAAACTTTTTCTGTGCTTCTTTTACTAATTTTTTAGCTTCTTCTTCTCCCATATCTCCTGATATTTCTACAATAGCAGAAGGTTGGAAACCATTTTGAAACTTAGTGTGATTCCATTTACCTATCTCATAATCTACAGCTATGTGGTCAAGTGCTGCAACATAGTCAGGTAAACCATAGTAAGTAAATGTTGGTTCGTAATCTTTAAAATGCATTACAAATCTTTTACCTTTTAAATTAGGGTAAAGAGGTATAGTTTGTGTTTTGTCTTTCATTGTATTGTACTTTGCCCAGTCTGGGTGTACATATACTTCTTTCTTGTTTTTAGCCATTCTAACAGTAGTTGCATCTATATGGTATAGGTTTACCCCACCTTCATATAAAACACCCTCTACATAAGCATTTCCAAAAGTATAATAGTCATCAGCTAATTTCTTATAAACTTGTCTTAAAGTTTCTTTATTAGCATTTACATCTTTTATATATGCTTGTATTTCTTGATTGTTTGTTACAAATTTAGCACCACTTGTAAACACAGTCTTTTGTGCTAATACACTTCTGTGTGTAGAAGATTTACGTTTTAATTCTGCTAAATATTGTGGAAATAAATTGTTGTTACCAAAAGGTATGTACTTAGTTAAAACCTTTGAAAGGTCTTGTGGTTCTTCTACACTTTGTGGTACTGCTAAATCAAAAACACCAAACTCAAAAGTATTACTCTTTTGTAGAGTCTGCTTTTTTACTTGACTTTTTCTTGCTTGTTTTCTCTGACTCATCTTTTGTTTTTGTTATTTTTTCTATTAAATTACTAAGCCCTGCTTCTTCATAAGCATAAGCAAGTTCTTCTTGTGTAGCTGATGCCCAAGAAATTTTAAAACCTTCTTTGTAAGTTCTACCAGAAGATAATTTTGCTTTGTATGTTGCCATAATTTTATAAATTTTTAAGTGTGATAAATCTACAATTTTTTTATTACAATCACACATATTAAAAAAAGATAGTATAGGTTATTTTACAGGCAGAACCAAACCTATATTATCTTATTTATTAGTATTAAGCTGCAGTAGTTGCAGTTAAAGCTGCTGTATCAACAGTAATTGTACCAATATATTTTCTTGGTAACTCAAACTGTCTTGCCATTAAGCTAACTGTAATACCACTTTCATCAGAATAAGCTGCTCCAGTTCCACCTTCCATACTTGCTAAATTCAAGAATGTTTGATTTTTTGAAGGAACATCTTCGTTTGCATATTTTTCACTTACACCTAAAACAAAAGCATTGTCATTTGTGTCAATAGCAATTCCCATCATACAAGTATTTAATAATTCTTGTAATTCTGCAAATTTTGTATTGTCTAATTTTGGTAGCATAAATGATAAACCACATTCAAAAGCTGTTGAGCCATTTTCTTTAGTTGCATTTATAGTCATTGCAGGAGTTTCGTTTTTAAATTCAAAAACAAACCAAGATGCAGAAGAACCACCAGTAAGAATACTGTCAATATCATGCTCACCTGCTGCATTACCATACAAAACTGCATCGTTAGAAGCCCAAGACCTTAGAAGAATTTGTTTAATACCACCTGTTGCTTGTAAATCTGTACAAGTAACACCTAAACCTGTATCTATAGCCATATTATTATTATTTATTAAAAGTTATTAAAAAGTAAAGTAGAGAGAGCTTTTACACTCTCTCTATATTACATTATTGTTATTACTCAATGATTCCCCATTGTACAAGTGAAGGGTACAAGAACTGTACACCTAACTTAAAGTAACCTCTAAAGAACATTTTTTCTTCTAAATCATCATAGAATACTTTAAATGAACCTTCAGGGTCAGTTACATCAGAACCTATAATTAAGTTCTCTGTTGCACAATAACAAGCACCATTAGTGTAGTTAGTACCTCCTTTTTCAAACATTGTAGGGTTAGTATCAGCTAAGATAGTGTCCCACTCATACATAGGTACAATCTCTACACCTCTAAACATAACTCTTCTTAATCCATCTACTTGATTTACAATTGCTAAATCTGCAGAAGAACCTTCTAAGTTTGCTAAATATGCATTAAAGATTTTTGGAGTTACAAAAATTTTCTTATCTCCAGAAGGAACTTGCTGTAAGTTTGCAGGAGCATTGTCATACATTGTTCTTATAAGACCAATTGCATCACCTGCTGTTGGAGCTGCTTCTGTTCCTGCGTACTCAGTTCTAGCTGCTAATACAGTAGAATCTGCACCCATTAACTTCATCCAACCTTCAAATGCAGTATAACCAGAAGTTGAACCATCTCCACCCCAAGCTAATCTTACAACATCAGAACCAATACCTTTTACAGCACGATTTACAATTGCATCAGCTAATTGAGTACCTTCTAAGTTCATTACATCTACACCATTTCTGTACATTTCTTCAATGTAAGTTCCAAAGAACTCATCAGTACATTGCTCTAAAGCAACTCTACATCTACCTGCAGTAATTGTTTTATTCTCAATGTTAAATTGAGTAGAACCACTTGATGATGAACAAGCTGTGTAAGGGTCTACAATTTTTGTTAGAGCAGCAGAAGTGTAAACATTCATTTTATGCTTAACATTAGGGATAACTCTGTAGTTACGCATTAAATCATCACTTCTAAATACTGGCTCATAAAAGATTTCGTTTAAATTAGCACCTCCATAAGTTGCGAAAGTACCTTTATTTGCTACGTTTGCCATTTTTTATTTATTTTAGATTATTAATTATTAAATTTTGCTCTAACTCTATCAGCTAATGCATTGTAAAAACTTGCATTACCATCAACAGTTTTATTTTCAACTACAGCAGGGTCGCCTTCAGTTACCACTTCAGTACCTTTAGCATCTGCTTTGTTTAATAAAGCATTTAGTCTTTCTATTTCAGTAGAAAGAGTTTCGTTTTCTCCTTTAGCAGAAGTTAAATCTTCTTCTAAAGAAACAATTTTTCCATTTAAGTCAGTAATACTTGCTTCAAAAGAAGATAATTTGTTTGATATTTCTTCATTATCTGAAAGCATAACATTGACTTCAGTAACAACATCTTCTGATGTATTTTCAGCTCCTTTTACAGAGTTTACAATCTCATCAACTTTGTTGTTAAACCAATTTTTTAACTCTTCAGTCATTTTTTTGTTATTTACGTTAATATTTAATTTATTATGTATTTGTTCAGTAGTAATGTTTTTGAATTTAGAAACATCATACTTAGCTGCTACTTTAATAGAATCAGATATTGTATCTATAAACCCAAGCTCATATGCTTCTTCAGCATTTAACCAAGTTTCTTCATCCATCATATCTTGTATTCTATCTAACGACAATCTTGTTTTTCTTTTGTAAATACTAGCAATTTCACCACTAATTTTTTCCAAAACTGATGCAGTCTTTCTCATGTCTTCTGCTTCACCCATTGCACCACCCCAAGCATTGTGTATCATAAAAAGAGAATTTTCTGCCATAACTACCTCATCAGCAGCTAAAGCTATAACACTACCCATACTTGCAGCTATACCTTCAATATATGCAGTAGTTTTTGCTTCTCTCTTTTTTATTATGTTGTACATAGCCATCCCATCAAACACATCACCACCTATACAGTTGATTCGTAAATTAACAGGAGTATCTTTGTACTCTTTCATCTCTGAAATAAAATCTTGTGCAGTAATACCATATGCACCAATCTCATTAAAGATGTAAACTTCAGCAACAGCATCTGATGCTTTGCCTTGTATATTATACCATTTGTTATTCATAGATGCAAAATTAGACTGTAATAGATTGATAATCTACCTAATTTGTGGAAAAAACTTTTAGTAAGATATATTTTCAGATGCTCTTGATTTTTTTCTGTATTTATATACTATGTTTTGTGCTTGACTTTCGCTTATTTTGTACTTATGTGATAAGTCCATAAACGTGTGTGTTCTGTTACCTTTATTGTAAACTAACCTTCTGTCAAAGTCTGCTATTATCATATAGTTCCTTAATCTTTTAGGTTCTACCATACCTCTTTCTACTAAATGCTTTAATATGTCTTTTTTTGTAGCAGTTTCACCGAACCTTTTAGAAATTTCTATATCTAATAATTCTAAGTAGTCATATACTACATCTACCTTATTTTGTCTTTTT